GCTGTCTCGGAATTATTGTAGAGGGCGACAAGACCGCCTGCTACAAGAGCAAGCCCGGCAGTGACGGGATTGAACATGGCCGGGCCGAAGCTGGCCAGGCCTCTCAACGCCCCGCCGAGCCCAGTGGAACTGACCGCCGCCGTAGCCGCGGACCTGCCGATAGACGGCAGAAGCATGCTCAGCATGGAAAGGCCTGGCTTCACTGCCCAGAACGCCATCTGGGAAGCCAGAACGGCAGTCTTGAGGCCTATGAATCCAGCGGCCGCCATAGCAAGCCCCTGCACAAGCTGGGGATGCTGCTTGACGAAATCGCCGACTGCCCTGACGGCTCCGGTCAGCCCCTGCACTATCTCACGAAGCGCCGGGGCGACTGTGTCGTACAGAGAAATGGCGACTTCCTCATAGGCCGAGTTCAGGCCTTTGAGGTCGCCGGAAAGGTTGTTTGTCTGCTCGTTGGCGACTTTAGCCGCATAGCCCTGCTCATAGAGACTGGCGGACATGGACTGAATCGAGCCATCTGCTGCGGCCTTCATCAGAATGAGGCCTTTGGCGAAATGCTCCTGGCCGAACAGGGCTTTGGCCGTAGCGATGCGCTGCGCCTCGCCCATGTTCCGCATCTTGGCTTCCATTTCCTTCAGAAGCGCGGGCATGGGCTTCATCTCGCCATGAGCACCCTTGACGCTGATGCCCAGCTTATCAAGAGCTTTTTTAGCTCCAGACGGCGGCCCGGCCATGCGGGAGATAATTGCGCTCAGACCGGTGCCTGCCTGCTGTCCCTGAATGCCGGCGTCACCAAGCTTGCCAATCATGGCCGCCGTATCCTGGAAGCTCTGGCCGGCATTGGCCGCCGCAGGGCCGACATACTTGAAGGAGTCGCCCAGGGAGGCAAGGGTCGTATTCGAACGGGTGAACGTCTTGGCCAGAACGTCAGAAACGTAGCCCATCTGCTCGGCCTTGAATCCAAAGCCGGTCAGGATGTTGGACGCAACGTCTGCCGTCTGGCCGAGGTCCATGGCGCCGGCGGACGCAAGGGAGAGCATGCCCGGCATGGCAGCCATAGTCTGATTTGCGTTGAAGCCGGCCATGGAAAGGAACGTCATGCCTTCAGCCGCTTCCTTGGCACTCCAGACAGTGGATGCGCCAAGTTCCCTTGCCTGCGCGGTCATGGCCGCCAGTTCCTGCGTGCTGGCGCCGGATATGGCCTTAACCTTCGACATGGATTCTTCAAAACCCATGCCGACTTTGAGGGGCTGGGCCAGAGCCATGGCGCTCATGGCCGTACCCATGGCCCGCCCGTAGAATTCCGCACGCTTGGCCGATGCTTCCTGCAGAGTATTCTGCACACGCAGTTTGGCGTTGTACCTTTCAAGCGCGGCGGAAGCCTGGTCATGGCTCGCCCTGAGAGTTTTGGCCGTTGCGCCGTACTCCCTGGCGGAAACCATGGCCTCCCGGTACTGACGGGACACCTGGGCAAGGGACCTCGTCAGCCTAGCGTCTCCCGGATTCGCCCTGAGCTGACTGGCAAGAGCATCCCTCCTGCTCTGAAGCTCCATGGCGCGGGACATAACGCGCTGCTGTTTCGTGGCCGCGGCCATCGCGGCGCGGGTTTTCTCGATGGAGTTCCCCACAGCCCCGAAAGCCTTGGCCACGGACGAACTGAGCGTAGCCCCGATTGCAAATCCAATTCCTATGGTTCTAGCCATAGCGCTGCTCCCCTGTCAGGCGTGTGTTCACACGCTCGGCGGCTTCCAGCCATTCAGAAACACCGTCTGCCGGCAGCCGCCGCACATCGGAAAGAGGCATCCCTGCCAGCCTCCCGAGCACGACGACCGCCTCTACAAGACTATCCCTGGGCGGGATTGCGAAATCGGGCAACCATATCGTCCAGCGCATCGAAGTCCTGCAGGTCGAGGAGCCGCAGATCTTCGATGTTCAGGCCGCACAGACGTGCAGCCAGACGGGCGGAGCGGAGAATGACGTCGCCGCCGTCCGGAGGAAGGTCAAGGACGTCGCCCACAGTAGGCCGCCTGACCTCGAGGCGGTCGAGCTTCTTTCCATCAGCGAGCACGACAGGATGTTTGAGCTTCAGGATTTCAGACATTTCTTCTCCTACATACCAAGGTTGTTTCTCACGCTGGAGAGCACGTCAGTGCCATTGACGAAGCAGATCATGTTGAGCTTGTCGACTTCAACGCGCTCGATGCCGCCAATCCAGACTTTGATGTACTCACACTCGAATTCCGTCTCGGGCTCCATCTTCTTTCCGGCCTCCATCTTGCCAAGGCCGATTGTCTTGGGCATACCCCTGACGACAATCTTCACAGCCCTGTCCACGAACTTGTGCGTGGCTGCGTCGAGGTCCTGAAGGCTGCCGCGGATATCGAGGTGATGGCCTTCAGGCGACATGAGGGCAAGCAGGTCAGTGGTGACGGTGTTCCAGGTGAGCTTGAGGGACATGGATTTGAAGTGGCCCTTGACCGGCATGGACAGTTCGCCGCCGATGCCGAGGCCGCTGACGTCTTCAGTCATGTATTCAAAACTGGGGAGTTCCACCGTGGCCAGCCCGAGCTGGGAAGCGCCCTCGAGATAAACGCGGGCGTTGGTGAGAACCGTGGGAATCGGCGTAGTCGCCGCAAGATATTCAGACATTCTTCAGTCTCCTTATTCGCCGAACAGGGTGCTGAGGTAATCGGGGTCGTACTCGATGGTGAACACGAGTTCCTTGGCGGCCTGAGGCGGCGTAACGTAGACGTGCCAGGTAACCTTTCCGGCCAGAAGGTCCGTAGTCGGATTCTCGTCAGCCTCGAACGTGACGCGGCCGCCGAGGATGTATTCCTTGCCGGTAAGGCCGTTCAGCCAGCAGTTGAACGTATCCTGCACCGTTTCGATGAGGCGGCGGCGCAGAGGATTGGAAACGTACTGCCAGCAGGTGAGAATCAGCGTGTTCCCGATCCAGTTGAACATTCTCCTGACCGGGATACTGGCATCCTTGATATCGGTGTTGCCGGGGTAAACAGTCGTCTGATCGCCCCAGACACGGAGGCCGCCGATGATATTGAGGCCGGTCACGATGCCATTGCCGTTGAGGTCAGCCGCTTCCAGCGGAGTCAGATGCAGTTCCTTGCCAGCATGAACGAGGCCTTCACAGAGAAGCTGGTAGTTGGACGGGCTCCAGAAAGGAACATCGCCGTTGGCCGCATCTCTGGAGGCCATGGCGGCCGCAAGATGGACGGTGCCGGGTTCGGTGACGCCGTTGTAGGTGCAGTCGCCGAAGAAACAGCAGCAGTTTTCCAGCGTGAGATTGCTGTCGTTGAGCCATGCCGCAACCTTGGAGCGGTCAGTGACGGAAGCAGGCACGCCGAAGAGGCCCATGGCCTTGAAGAATCCGGATACGCCGGAAGCGGCGGCAGCGACTGCGATGGATACGGCAGGCTCGTTGCGGCCGGGAGCCAGAACAAGGCCGGGTTCCATGCGGAAGCGGGGATACACCTCGTCCACGAGGGAAAGGCCTGTACGGTTGCCGGAAGCATCAACGCCGCCGATGATGTCTTCATCCTTCACCTTGGAGACGTCAGCCTTGCCGTTGTCGTCCTTGTGCTTTGCAGGGTCGAAGACGTTGACGAAGACGGCCGGAGCAACGCCATAGCGGGCAAGATAGATTTCAGCCGCCTGATACAGGGGAAAATCTTCCTTGCTTTCGTCTTCTCCGGGGGCTCCGAACGTGGAGACGAATTCAGAGAAGGAATAGATGAGCTTCGGTTCGTTGACCGGAGCCGCGGAAGTGTCTGCAAGGTTATGGACCGGTGCCACGCCCACAAAAACCGGAAGCGCGGAATTGGCCTGGACGGGAGTGGCAACGGAAGTCGCCTGCTCCTGGATGTATACGCCGTGTCGATACTGAGCCATGGAGTATGTCTCCTTAAATTCCCGCCGGCAGTTCCCAGCGGGTCAAAATGACGCCCTCCTGGTAGGGCTGTGCCTGGCCGTCTGGGCGGCCCCAGTCTAAGAGCCTGTCCCCTTCCCAGAAACCGAGGCGGTACCTGCCCTCGAGGGGGACGGTTTGCGTGCCTGCGCAAAAGCCGGCCACGCGGGACATTAAGTTGTGCAGATCCTCGCAGGCGTCTTCGATGTTTTCGGCCTGGACTGCGCACCGGAAAGCAATCTTCACACTCTGGACTTTGTAGCCGAGGTAACTTCCGCCAAGGTCCTGAACGAGGACGAAAGGCACCTGATTTTCATCCGTCTTGGATGGCAGGGAGCCGATGTAAACAGCCGGCGGCAGGCTGGGATAGCTGACTGTCCCGTTCCTGTCCGCGTCCGGCAGAAGAAAGTCGGAAAGCTCCTGAGCAAGGCTTTTTTTCAGCGCATACATGAGGGGGAAAACCGTCATTTCAGCCTCCCGATGACACGTTCCACTTCATGTTCAAGGCGTTTGGCGAACGTGGAGCGGGCGCGCTCCATAGCAGGCTGCTGCACACGATCGAAAACGGAAAAATACTGCACGGAATAGCCCGGCACCCTCTCAAGGGCGCCGCGTTTCTTCCCGTAGCGCTGGAACATCAACTTTTTGCCGTGAAGACGGATAACGAAAGCTTTGGAAAGCCCGTTCCCGCTTTCAGGCCGGCTGACAGGCTCGGAAGGACCGATTTGGAATGCGGCGCTTGGCCAGTGGATGGAGCGTATCCGCTTGCGGGCCGTCACCCTGTTGGGAATCAGCTTAAAATGATCAGCGGGGAGCCAGCCGCCGGCAACACGGAAGGACGCTGTCACAGCCGTACCGGCCTCCTTGACTTCCAGAATGCCGAACGCCTTGCCGATGTCGCCGCCGCGCAGATAGGATTCAGCTTTGACGCCTTTGCGGATGTCAGAACGGAGCGTCTGGCCCGTCCTTCTGGCTGCCAGTTTCATAGCCATCGTGATGGCTTTCGGCAGGCCGGACAGAGGAGAAAGAATCCTCTCCATATCCTTTGTGTTGAACTCGATGCTTATCATGCGTAGCTCCGCACAAGAGTGATGTCGTTCATGCCAAACTGCGGGGTGACCTTCTCAACCTGATACCTGAGGCCGTCGAGCATGACGTCTTCTTCAGGGACAGGCAGACGGGTGAGCACGCCTGCCTTAATCCTGACAACGAGCCGCTGGGAGATAATCGCCAGGGCGGTGGCGTCAACGAAATCGCCCTTGGCGCCGTTATCAAGGCTGTCGTGGGCCTCTTCAACCACTGCTTTCACTTTCTGCCCCATGAAGGTGTGCTCATCGGCGAAAGCGTCCAGGTCGAGGAATACGTCATCCGCATCCGCGTCCAGTGCATCCCTGAAAGAGCTCACTGCCTGTCCTCCCTGAGAGCGCGCATTTCATGCTCGATGCTTTCACGGTGGAGGCGGCATTCTTCCTGACGGACGTAATCCTTCAGGGCTTCTTTCTGTTCACGGATTTCCTGAAGAATCATTTTCACGGCGAATCCGACGATAGCAACAAGCACAGGAGTCACCACCTGAAGAAAAGCCAGGATATCCACCTTTATATCCATAGGAGCACCTCAAGAAGAAGCCTCAGGACGCCTGCCGCCACGTCTGAAATTTCCCTGCCCGTCCCCACTGCCCACGCGATGGCACAGACAATGAGGGTACAGAGCAGGACGCACAGACGAAACAGCCACCGACGGTCCTTCAGAGACAGCTTCAGTCTTGTTTTCCGTCTCGCAGGACGGAGCGAATCGCTTTCAGGTTCGCGTTGCATTCCTCAAGCCCTCTCTGTCTCTCGAGCCCCCATTCAAGGGCTTCCCCTACAGTTTTCGGTGTCCACTCCCTGGCCTCTACTGGCTGGAGCCAGGTATCAGGGACGGCCGGATTCTGCACCGCCTTTGCCGAACAGCCTGCCAGAGCCGTCAGGGAGAGGCTGATTGTAAAAATCGGGATTTGCTTTCTCCATTTCATCAAGAGCCTCCCTCTTCTGCTGCCAGGCTTCTTCAGCCTGCTTCAGGTCCCTGTCCCTCTGCTCGACTGCCTGTTCCAGCGATTCCATGCGCTCCATGAGGGCTTCGTTTTTCTCGCGAAGGTCCAGGAAGTTCAGGAACACTGCCGCAATGAGCAGCCAGACAGAAATCACAAGGATGATTCTCATCAGAACTTCTCCAGGAAGTCGGCCAGGGCGTTCACCCTGTTCCTCCATCCCCGCAGATACTTCTTCATGACCAGCTTCGTGCGGACGAGCCGTTCATAGAACTGCATCCGGTTAGCGAGGATGCCTGAGGCAAGTTCCTTGTCCGGATAGGACCGGGCGACGCCAAGCGTTATCGGGCCGGCAATGCCGTCTTCCTCCGTGCCGATAAATCTCTGCATGCAGGAAACGGCCCTCTGCAGGCCGCAATTGATGCTTGTGTCGAACATCGCGCCTCTGGCCTTCCGGCCAAGCCCGAACCTGTCGAGCGGATCCCAGTAGTATCTGGCGTACATCCTGTAAGCCTGACGTTCAGTGAGGCCCCTGATGCTTTCCCTGTCGGCGGGCAGACGCACGCCGATGGACGTCAGCCAGGAGTAGTCGGACTGCGCACGCTGTTTCAGCGAACGCAGGCAGAGACCGTACTTTGTCGCCCCGCCGGGATCGTCAGGGTCGTCTTCGAAGACGCGCCCCTCCCACGACAGAACGAAATCCATCAGAGTCTCAAAGTCGCTTTCAGGCATTGCCCTTCTCCGTTTTCTTCACCTGACGCGGCGTCTTCTTCTGCGCAGGCTGCTGGATGCGGACACAACGTTTGGCCTCCTCAAAGCGGATAGCCTCGTCGTCTCCGAGTTCCACGGCTTCGCCGGGCATGAGGAGACGCCCACCAACAAAAAACGCGTTTTTCAGACGGACTTTCATTGGGGACGCCTCCCTTTACTTGCCGGTCACGCTGTCGAAGCGGACAGCCCATCCGGCATGGCGGGTTACAGGAAGCGGACGGGATTCGGCGACAGTGAAGATGCCGGAAGGATCGTCCTGACGGTACTGCTTGGCGAAATAGGTAGTCGCGCCGGCGCAATCGAGGTCGACAGGGCGGCCGTACTCGATAACGGATTCGGCATCGCGGGCCAGAAGAACAGCATCATCGGGGTCGATGAAGTGCTTCACCGTGCCGTCGATATCCTTGTAGGTGCCGGAGTACGTCCAGATGCGCAGGCCGTTCCAGGTGCCCTTGTTAAGCTGGGCGACACGGAAGGACAGAGCGCCGCCGGCATCGATGTGCCTGTTGTCCATGATGTCGAGGACGTCAGGATGGTTGCGGAAGGCCGCAAAGGCAGTGGCGCCCATGATGAGGTCCGTAGCCGGAAGGCCGTCGGCGTCTTCCTGGATGAGCGTGGAGGCTGCATCAATCTGCTCGAAGAGGTCAGAGCCTTCAGCGTTCCACTGATCAGCCTTGGCAACGGAAATGGTGTGGCTGGCCGGACGGGCGTAGTCGATGGTGAAAGCGGCCTTGGCGGCGCCGTTGTCCAGATCGTACAGGGTAACCCTCCCTTCAGTGGCAGCCTGGGCACACATGATTTCAATCATGCGGTCATGCTCCATCCTGTGGGCATCCATATCCTCAGCAACCAGACGGGTAACAGGATCAGACTCCAGGTCATACGGGGAGCGGCCGATTTGACGCTTCATCAGGACGTCAGCGGCGCGGAAAAGCCTCTTCGTACGGAAGCGGGGAGCCTTCACCTGGGAGATTTCCCAGCCCTGCGGCTGCATGAGCGTGCCGGCAGAGTATTCGCCGACAGGAGGAAGCACGCCATACTGGTAGGCCTTGGTGTGCAGCTCAAAGATATCGGTTTCGGAAGGAGCCTGCGGCTTGAAGAAGGTGGAGAAAAGGCTCCACTTCGGGGGACGCAGACGGATGATGCCGGTCAGGGCAACTGTATCAAACTGATCAAGCGTAAGAGCCATAATCTTCTATCCTCCTAATCGGCGTAGATGCCGGCAGTGGCGAGCACAGCGGCCACCTTGGAAGCCGTGGCGCCGGAAGCAAGAACAAGCTGATCCAGCTTGGCGTGCCCATGGCGGACGACAGTGATTTTCGTGTCTTCGGTGCCGATTTCGGTGTCGCCGGGAAGCACGCCGAGGAACGTGGCAGCGGTCATGGTGTCAGCCGCGAGCGCGGCAACGCCGTCGGCCAGCATGAGGACGGAGCCGGCCTTGAAAGTCGTGGCGGCGGAAGCCTTGGCCCAGACGTCCGTCAGCACAAGCGGATGGTCCAGGAAAATGGACTTGCGGGTGTATTCAGCGCTGGATTCCATTACTTTTCCTCCCCATAGCGGCCGATCTTCTCGATAAGATCGCGCTTCTCATCTTTCTTCACGGCGGCAGCGGAAACAGGGCCTGCGCTCTGAATCAGGGCGCTGAGCTGAGCCTTCACCGTGTCGTCGATAATCTTCTGCATGCCGTCATCCTTGGCCGGTTCAGCCGCAGCGGCCGCAGGCTGAACGGGCTGCCAGAAAGCCTTCTGGGTCTCGAGCTGTTCAGCCGTCAGCTTCGTTCCAAGAGCTCCGGCAAGACGCTTCTGCGCATCTTCACCGAGCACCACGCCGGCGATGGCCAGAATTTCGGCCTCGCGGGCTTCTGCCGTCTTCACGACGGGTTCCGTTTTTGTGTCTGCCATGGTTTTCCCCCATGTTGAGTGTGGTTCTGCGGCCGATTCGCGGAAGGGCTGCAGTTCGGTAACAAGGCCCAGAGCCCGAGCCCTTTCTCCGTCAAACAGCTGTCCGTCTGCCCAGGCTTCCTTTTCGGAAAGGTCCAGCCCCATACGGCGGGCGACGAACGTTGTGAACTTGTCGTAGACAGCATCCAGCCGCGACTGGATTGCCGCCTTCTCATCTGCGGAAAGTTTCTTGGGAGCCCCGGCCGTCTTGTACTTGCCGGCCTGCATCCACGTGCGTTCGATGCCCCAGCTCTCAAGGTAGCCAGTCATGTCGTCATGCACGTACAGCACGCCGATGGAGCCAACCTGTGCGCTGGGGCTTGTGCGGACGTCGCCCGTGGCTGCCGCAAGCCAGTAGGCCGCTGACGCGCCGAGGCCGTCGATCCATGCGCACATTTTCTTCTGCCTGGCGGCCCCCTCGATGAATCCGGCGAGTTCCGGGAGTCCGGACACATCTCCGCCAGGCGAATCAATGAAAAGCTCAATCGTCTCTACGGTTGGATCGTCGAGAGCGGCCTGAAGGCTGGCACGGATGTCTTCATAGGAGGTTTCGCCTGAAGCAGCTTCCGCGTCCGTACGGACCAGAGGCCCGAGGACAAAGAGAGTTGCCCTCGAGCCCACAGCCTCAAGGCTCCCGCCCCTGCCAGCGGTCCCCTGCTGAGGATTTGCATGCAGAGCCACGTGCTTCTGGAGCCCCGCCTCGGTGGAGGACCAGAGACAGGGCTCGACAAGAGGTTCATGCATGGAAAAATTCTTCTGATTACTCATTGGTAGGCTCCTGAGTACTGCCCTGCGGCTCCTGACCGATGCCGGCGGCTTCGCGGGCCTTGCCCTCTTCGCCGAGGCTCTGGGTGACTTCGTCGAAGTCGCCGCCGCGTTCCGCGATGGCATCCGTACGGGACATGAGGCCGGCATTGATGAGAGCTATCTGCGCCTGGGCTTCCTTGAGCGGGTCCACATATCCACGGCTCGGGCCGTTCCACCGGGCGTTCGTCCACAGCGTTCTGTTCGCGAAGTACTCCGCGGGAGAACACGGCAGGTCCAGTAGCCCGCCGAGGTAGGCTTCATCCATCACCATTTCGTAGATGGGCTGACAGTACTGACGCACGAAAAAGCGGCGGTAGACGTCATAGACGCGCCATGCTTCAAGCAGGGCCGCGCGGGCAGACGAATAGTTCGTCTTGGAAAAATCTTTGGTCAGGACTTCGTACGGGATGCCCAGGGCCGCGCCCGTCTGACGCAGAACGAGTTCGCAGAAGGAAAGGAAGTTCTGCGAAGGGCGGCTCGACTCGAGCACTTCAGGCTTTTCGCCGGGGTTTCCGTACATAATTTGGCCGCCCTCGATTTCCTGATAATAGCGTTTGCCATCTGCTCCATGGTCCTGTTCCTGGACAAAACTCGGCAGGTCCTGCGGGCCGTTTTCCAATCCGATGAACACCGGGAAGCTGGACGCCATGACCTGGGCGGTTAGCTCGTTGTCGATGCTGTCGCTGAAGCGGCGCAGGGCGGCCACAACGGGAGCGAGCACGCTCACGCCGCGGTACTGCTCTTCCTGCTCCGGGCAGAACACATGAAAGAGGCCCTTGCGCCCAAGCGGCATCCGGGCAGGGATGCGCATAAAATCTTCTCTCGTCAGGCTCCGGTAGTCCGTATACCCGTAAGAGGGCTTCGGGCTTGCAATCCAGTACGCCTGAGGGATGCCCGTTTCAGAAACTTCCACGCCGTCATGCATGTACGGATTCTGCTCATCGCCATACGGAGTCATGAGCCTGTCAGGGCTCACGCTCTGGATGCGCAGACGGAAACGGCAGCCGGCCCGGGGACGCTTTTCAACCACGGGCAGATGCACGAACTCGCCGGCCTTGATGAGGCTTCTGACGGCCATATTCTGAAGCAGAGGGAAGGCAACCTGCTCACGGTAGTCCGCCTGGCGTTCCCACTCGTACCAGAGCCATCCGGCGCGCTCCTGAATCTCCTGCGCCTGTTCTTTCGAAATACCGAGGCGCTGCCACGGGATACTCGGCTGAGGCTCAAGGCCCGTACCGCAGATATTCGTTGCCAGAGAATCAACGGCAGACTTGGCCGTGCCGTCATTGGCGTACAGGTCCTCAATGCGGCGGTTGAGGGTTCTGCGTTCGGCCGCACCTTCGCCGCGGATAAGCGTTCTGCGGGGGCGCCAGTCGAAAAACGGGCCGCGGAAAGCGCCTGCATCCCTCGAGGGCGCAGAAATCTCATGTGCCTGCTTGACGGGGGCCGCACTGGCTTTCGGGCGGAAGAGGCCGAACAGATTCAGCTTCATCTCTTCCACCCCCTCGGAAAACGGCACTGCACACGGACAGGCCCATGGCCGCCGCGTTCAAGCGCTTCCAGTTCGCCGGTGTAGTAACTCAGGGCAGCCTTCAGGTCGCTGATCTTCTGACGCTGAAGGGAGCGGGTCCCTATCGTGTAGGACTGCGCCGAGAGGCATTTTTTGAGTTCTTCCTTGCAGATATCAATCTGCTTGGTCAGCTCTTCTCTGGTCCAGATTTGGATGCTCATGCTTCCCGCATAGCTCTTTTTTTATCGCCATGCGCGGAATGTACGGAATGTGCGGAATGTGCGGACAAAAAATTTAAAAAAAATTGCTTGACTGCCCTCTGTATCGTGTTTAGCTTTTAGCTAAATCACTATACAAATACCTGTAAGGAGAAAACCATGAGTAATTCTTTCGGGCCTTTTCTCCGTTCCGTGCGGGAGAAATTAGGAAAAACAATGCGGGAAGTCGCTGATCTTCTGGGCGTCAGCGTTGTCTATATATCCGATATCGAACGGGGGAGAAGGAACCCCCCATCTATGGACATGATAAAAAAAATAGCTGCTTTCTTTCAGATGCCTCCGGATGCCTTTTTGAAAAAAGCAGCTGATGACAAAGGGAAGATTGAGTTAGGACTAGAAGGGGCTGCCCCAAAGGTATCGGAAGCCGCCCTTGTACTCGCCAGAAAATGGCCAAACCTGACAGAGGAAAAGGCAAATGAGCTCATCAAACTTCTTGAAAAGGAAGATATATGACCGTAGCAGAAATGGTACCTCTTGTACCTGCCCGTTCTTCCAACCAAATCAAGGCGATCGCTGGCACTGCGCTTAAAAAATTATTTCCAGATCTACGTTCACTTCTACAGCCTCGTTCTCTGGCTCGTCTTTTCGATTCTGGGGATCTATCAAAAATTGGATTTTCTTACGGCGTTGAAGATCTCCCTCGGCAGGAAGAAGCGCACACGGATTTTGAAGAAAATATCATTATCCTGTCTCCCAAGACTTATGACGATTTACAGAAGGGGATGCACAGGGCACGGTTTACGATGGCTCATGAGATTGGGCATGCCGTCTTGCACACAGATAGCATACGGGCGGCACGCCTGGTCTCTGCATCACGGAAGATCGCAGGCATTCCAAAATTCAGAAGAGGCCAATTCCCGGCGTATGTGGATCCGGAATGGCAGGCTAACAAATTCGCAAGCTCCTTCCTGATGCCGGAACAACTCCTAGACTGGCTGGCAAGTAAAGGGATTCTCACAGCACCAACCCTTGCTTTTTATGCCCACACCAGTGAAGGGGCAGCCGGCTACAGAATCATAGAATACCAAAAATCCCGGTAAGCTGAAGGGCTTACCGGGATCCATAAAATTTGCCGGAAATCTATCAGAATCCGGCAACCTTGGCGTAGAGTTCAGCACCCCAGCCAAGTAAAGGTGTCAGCAACCTTTGCTTATACATGGGCTGTTCGTTCCGTCAAGGCTCAGTGGAGATCTGTACTCCAAAGGAGCCTGAACGTGACTACGTATACCACTAAGCCTGGTTATCATCCTATCTTTAGGATGACTATCACCCTGAAGAACGGCAAGGTTATTCGTCGCCGTAATGGCAGGCCTTTCATCCTCTGGGTGAAGGACTAGTTCGTTTCTGAGGGCTGGGGCTTTTGCTCCAGCCCCTTTTCTACTCCATCCAGAAGAGCCGCATCCAAATCTTCCTTCCTCACCCATCTGTATCTTGTGCCGACGCCGTACATGGCTATGCGGCCCTCGCTGACCATCTTGTAAAAAGTCGTCTTGCGGCAGCCCAGATACGCACAGGCCTGACGCCAGTTCATTCTTACCTCCCCCATCTCGACCACCTCCGCGGGGTTCTTCTTGCGGGTACGGATTCCTGTTGTGACCGTGCCCCCTGACGTTCATTCCTTGGGGGCGCAAGCCGCTTTATCTGCAGGATATCAGCAAGGGCACAGATAAGGTACTCGCAGTCCCATGCATGGTTGGGCTTCTCCCTGGCATTCACCCAAGTACCCCCGTTTTTCGCCGCGTCCCATGTCTCTGCAGACATCTCACGGGCATAGCTCTTCAGAGGTTCGCTTTCGCTCGGCGCATGTAGATGGAAAGCGCCGGGGTCTTCCGGGGCAATGGCCAGACGGCCTGCCAGAATATTTTTATAAAAAGTCGAATCGAGGCGGTAAAGCTGAAGTCCGCCGGGGATTCTTAGCTTCCTGCCATCCACGGCAGGAAACCACTCCAGAGCGGTCATCTTCCAAGGAGCGCCGTTCATCCTGTGCACACCCTGGCTGGGGAACACTACACCTTTATGACGGGCAGCCCACTCATAGACAGCCGCAGTCCTGCGCTGTTCACCCATGGCATCGATAATAACGTTACGCACCTTGTGAGGCTCTCCGTTCTCGTCCAGATACTCGGAATTAAAAAACAAATCTTCCAGCGCCTGGAAGGAGGGAGCTACGCCCTCCTGGACAAGCCAGGTCTCCTGCGTCTCGCCGAAGCCGATGGCACGTATCACGTACCGAAAATATCTGAGCTGGGTATCTACTCCGGCAAGAAGCACACAGACGCGAGGGGCATTGCCTTTCTTCCCTGGCACGATACCGCGAGGACGGTCATCACATAGCGACAGGATACCTTCAGGTGTACGCCCGCTCACCAGGTCTTCCCAAGGTTCGCCCTTGTAGTTGTTCTGGATGTCCTTGAGCAGGTTCAGGTCCTGTGTCACATTGTACTCAGCCATTTTGGCGGCGATATCTGAGAGGCTCACGAAGGGAGAGATCAACGCCGGGACATGGAAGGCGATAACGGCCGGCTTTTTCTCCCTGATATGCTCAGCGAGCGGACGCCCGGACGCCTCTTCGGCCCAAAAACCGCGCCTGACGGCCTCATCACGGTCACTGTCCGTCCACGATTTTTCGCAGTGAGGGCAGTGGTATCGGCCGGATTTCGTTGAGATGATATCTTTGGCTGGCATATCTTCCGGCCATTCGAGATGCTCAAAGTCCATAATCTGGGCAGTTCCACAGAAAGGGCACACTGCATGCCAATGGAAGCGAGCCTGCGCGCCCTCCCAGGCTTTGTAAATGGGCCCTTCCGTCGTGGTCGGCGTCGAGATTTTCCACACTCTCGCCTCATCTCCCCATGTGATGACACGCTTCTCGGCCAAAGAGACGGACGGAGCTTCCTGCTTACTGTCCTGATACTTGTCCAGCTCGTCTAAAATGAGGTAGCGAATTGGCTTGTTGCCAAGGCGGGAAGCCGACCCTGACCACGCCATGTAGATGGTCGTGTGCAGAAGATTGATGCGCAGCGTGCTCACATCATCGTCAAGGTCAGTGATGAAATCTGAAAGCCTGGGGCTGTCCCTGATCATCGGGATAATGCGGTCCCGCGCGTTTTCTCTGGCCGTGATCTCATCAGGATAGACGTACAGCACCGGACCGGGCTTCCTGTCTATCGAGTATCCTACGCAGTTGTGCACGCATTCCGTACCACCAGTCTGCGGGCTCTTCATGAGAACTATCTGTCGCACTCCATCCATAAACGAGGCATCCATGAAACCGGCAGTGTACGGGGTCACAGAATTACGCCAGTAGCCGGGACGGCTGGATGTGTGAATGACCCTGTTCTTTTCTGCCCAGACGGACACCGTGACTGGGGCTGGCCTGCGCATCACAGTCTTTTCGCCTCTGGAAAACTTCGGGGCTTTGAACGGCCCTTCTACGTCCAACGGAGAAAGCAACCGGTTAAGAGCCTGAAGGCTCAGAGGTCCCAGTTCGGTCATGCTCAGGTTTAACGACAAGCTCCACCTCCACATCCTCCAGTTTGGCTGCCATTTCGGCCAGGCCCCTGTCGAGGGATTCGTCCACCATTGTTCCGTACTCTTTCAGAGCGGCATCCCTGGCCTCTTCGCGGGCCCAGCGTCTTACCCATCCCGCGCCGTCAATCTTCAGGGCCTGACTCAGGGCATGATGCAGAACGACGATGCGTGAAGCCAGTGTACGATACACGTCATTCTTGGGCATGTACTTGCCCTCAGCCACGGCATTGTCGAAGTTGATGCGCCGGGTCTGAGCCTCAATTTTCTCAATCTCCCGCTTCATTTTCAGGGAGGCAAGGTCGAGGACTGATTCATCCGCGTCCATGATGCCCGCCGAAATTGCCCCATCCTGCCCTGCATTGAGCTTCAGCGTTATGTCCGGGGCTGACGGTTTCGTTCTCAACGTTGTGGCGTAGCGGTCAATCTCGGCCTGCGCCCATCCGTCAACGCCGCAGGGAGAAAACTTCCGCGATGCTGAATCCTGCCTGAGCTTGGAGATACCGATTTTTCGATTCAACGGCCCTTGCAGGTACTCAAGCACTTCTTTCAGCGTTGCAAAAATGCGTTCCCGAGCCAAAATAAAAACCTTCTCTATGTTGTAGTGTCCAAAAAATGAGTACTACGCATTGTTATTTCAAGGAATTTTAAAATGTTAATCCGTTCCGATCCTCTCCCCGATACAGTCCGATTCAAAAATTTGTTCGCGGCCGGGTCCCGGGGGCGACTTACGC